AAAAAATGATGATTTGAGTATAGAAGATTATGTAGACATTATCAATAACATGCTATTGTCTATTGGGTTTCACCAAGATACAATAATAGAGGGGTTTGAAGAATTTATACAAAGTAAAAAAGAGGGAATATGATACTAGTAGATAAAATACACGAGTACGATTATGAGTTAAATGATAACGTACACACACTAAGGTATTCAGACAACGGAGAATGGACATATCCTAAGGATGTAGCTATGCAAATAGTAGACGATGGTAATGGGTTGGTGATTAAGTTTAATGAGAAATGCAGGATTGACTACAGTGAGGCAGAGATGTTACTCATACTATTAAAGATAATCAATAAAAAGTACAAGTACGAGATGGTAACTAAAATAGAGGAGTTATGAGATACTTATTAGCAATAGCTGCTTATGAGCTGATAAGAGGAAAGGCTGTATGGCTTTGGTATTATTTAATTAAAAAAGGAAGCGAATGACACTAAAAGAAAAAATTACAAAAGATGTACTTGATATGCCATTAATTAATAGTCCTACTAAAAAAGAAATTTCTGACTATGAAAAAGGATTATCTAATTTAGAACAATTAGCAGATGAATTTGCTATTGGGTTTGCAGAGTGGTGTGTTCAAAAAAGAATAGATTTTTTTGATGATACAGAAATTGGAAAAACATATACTATTAATGGATTTGTCAGTAAATATAAAATGAAAGAACTATTAGAAATCTATAAAAAATAAATGGTTATGAAACAATACAAAAACAGATACAGTGATGTATTCACATTTACAAAAGATGAGAACCATGATATATTGTGGGAAGGTAACTTTGAGTGGTGTAGATTTGGTATGCCAAACGACTACTCAAGAGCTTATGGTGAATATTTAAGAGAAGGTGGAGACATGGAGCTTGAAGAGTTTAAGAAAGCTGTACATGAGTATGATGATGAAACGCACCAACATTACTATCCAAAGTATGTTAGGATGGTTGACAGCTTAAAAGATGAGATAGAGATGGTAGATCCGTCTGGAGGACCTTATATCTCAAGAGGTATGCATCTAGATTCTTTTGGATTTAAAGGATATGTAGTTAAAGACTTTAAAAGAATCGACACTGGATACAAAATCATAACTGAGAAGTGTGATAAGTGTCATCTAGCTGGTGGTATTCATAAGATGGGATGTGAAACAAGAAAGATAACTATCATTAATATAATGGAAGAAGATGAAGAACTTGGGTTGTATGATGCTACAAGTGATGCTGTAATTGATGTTGTAAATAGACAAGGAGAAATATCTGAAGGAGATCTGCCTTCAATAATTGACTTTACAGGTCCAACAAAACATACTGAATCAGAGATTGAATATGTAGAATGGGATCACAAAAAGCAATCATTTGAAAAATCAAATAAATAATATTATGGGAAATAAAAAAGTATTTATAGTTTATGATTATGAATGTTATTATGGAATTAGTAAATTGCTTAAAGTTTTTTATAATGAAAAAGACGCTATTGATTATGTAGAGCAATTAAAAATTACTACAGGAGAAAATCTTATAGATTATGAAGAATGTGAAATACGATAAATAAATAATCGTATCTTTGCATTAGTAGAGTCGTCGCTACATTAAACATTTTATACAAATTCCACCATTGATAAAGACGACGACCTTTTGATATGGTGGTTTTTACATTTATGGAAATTTGGAAAGACATTAAAGGTTATGAAGGGGTTTATCAAATTAGTAATTTAGGAAGAATTAAAAGTTTGCCTAGAAAATTAAAAAATAGATATTCTTTTTTTTATTCAAAAGAAAAAATATTAAACTCTAACGTTGGGTATGGAGGTTATAGATTTCAAAAATTAAAAGACAAAATGTTTTCAGTACATAGATTGGTTGCTGAATATTTTGTTGACAAACCAGAAGGTAAAAACACAGTAAACCATAAAGATTTAAATATATTAAATAACAACGCTTCTAATTTAGAATGGATATCTCAAAGAGAAAACTCACATCATTATACGTTAACCAGAAAAAGAACTTCAAGGTATATCGGAGTTTGTTTTGATAAAAACAGAAATAAATGGAAAGCAAGAATAAAAATTAATGATAAAACAATAAATCTAGGTCGTTTTGATTCCGAATTAGAAGCTTACAATAAATATTCAAATTATGCAAAAACTCAGGGATTATCAAGTAAATATAGCCAATAAAGCGTTAGAAATAATAAATGAAAAAGGAATCGTTTATCTTTCTATGCAAGTCAGAACAGGTAAAACTTTGACAGCTCTAGAAACTGCGAGGATGTATGGAGCGAAGAGGGTTTTGTTTATAACCAAGATCAAAGCCTTCTCATCCATACAAGGCGATTATAATAATTTCAAATATACATACGATATCAATATAATCAATAAGGAGTCAGTTCATAAGCTTAATGATACCAGTTATGACTTTATTATTCTCGATGAAGCTCATCAGTATGGAGCCATGCCTAAGCCAGGTAAGTACCAGAAGATAATCCGTAAATTGTTTAGAAAGTTACCAATAATGTTTTTGTCAGGAAGTGTATCCCCAGAGACGTATTCTCAGGTATATCACCAGTTCCAGATCTCAGACAGATCTCCGTTCTCAAAGTACACCACGTTCTATAAATGGGCTACCGATTATGTTGACGTGTTCATGAAGAACATTGGCTACTCTGTGGTCAAGGACTACACCAACGCTAAGTACGATAAGATCATCCAAGCCATCGAGCCATACATGATTACCTTCACCCAAGCCGAGGCTAACTTCACCACATCCGTAGAGGAGGAGATCATAGAGATCGACATGAAGCCAGTAACGTATGAGATCATCAGAAGGCTTCGTAAGGACTCAATAGTTAAGGGCAGTAGTGGAAACGTAATAATAGCCGATACAGCCGTTAAAATGCAGCAGAAGATACATCAGCTAGGATCTGGAACGATCAAGCACGAGGACGGCTCTTATCAAATAATAGACACATCCAAGGCAGACTACATTAAGTGGAGGTTCAAGGATAATAAGATTGGGATCTTCTATAAGTACAAGGCTGAGCTTGAGATGTTGCGTCAAGTAATCGGTGCAGAAAACTTGACACAAGATGTTGACGAGTTTAATAGTACAGACAAGTGGATCGCCCTTCAGTACATTAGTGGCAGAGAGGGAATCAACCTAAGCATGGCAGACTATCTAGTGATGTTTAGTATTGACTTCTCAGCTACCACCTACTTCCAAGCAATCGATCGTATGACTGTAAAGGATAGAACACACAACAAGGTCTACTGGCTGTTCGCTAAGAACACATTGGATAAAAGCATTTACAAGACAGTAATCGGTAAAAAATCATTCACCCTAAATTATTTTAAGAAATGGAAGAATACATAAAAATGAGGAACAGCGGTAGATACGACATTAATTGGTTCTACAAGCACTATCTTGATAACGCAAGAAAGCATATAGATATTAATACTTTCAGTATGATATTTAACTCTGTTGACCTTAATAATATCTTACAGCATATAGATCGTAAGTTCAAGCTTAACGTGATAACAGACTCTAACGGTAACTTTATAAAGGTTGTAGAATGAGTAGCAAGTTTCAAACCAAGATCATTAACCAGTACAAGTCGACTGGTCATATCGTTCTAAACGTGATCAAGCTCAGTGAGAACGGATACCCAGACCTTATAGCACTTAAGGATGGTGTTGCTACGTTCATAGAGTGTAAGGAGTACAACGACAGCATAAAGCCTTTGCAAGAGCATAGGATAGACGAACTAATCAAGCAAGGGTTTAAAGCCTTCTGCATCCAAGATAAAAAAGGAATAATATATGGAGACAACGATTAGTTTAGCCGAGGAGTTAGGCATGACAAAGGAAGCAATAACCAACAAGGCAAGGATTCTAGGTATTAAGAAGACAAGCGGTAGGTATAGGTTTACAGAAAAACAAGCTGACATGATACGTGAACATAAACGTATACCTTCTTTTGTGGAGAAGTACCATAAAAGAAAGATCAGTATAATAGAGTTCTTCTTATCTAACAAAAACAATACTAGGGAGGAGCTGTCCGACAGCCTAGAGCTTCCAATCTCAAGGATTGACGCTACAATCAATGAATGGTGTGAAAATAACCATTATATTGTTGTAGAAAGTAAAATAAATGTTCAATGTATTGAATAATTCCATACATTTGTCAAAAAAACACACACAATGGAAAAATACGTAAACAACATCATGGATTCTATAAACAGATACTCAGACAATATTTACGAGAGTCTTATGGATAATGATACAGAGGAACTTAACAAGAATATATTTTTATTGATTAACCTGCTGAGAGATATTCAGCATAAAGAAGAGATCTAATGAAATATCCAATCGAAGAAATTATTAAACTCATGAAAGAGGGTAATAATATTACAAAAAGCACTCAGATGGCATGTGAGTCTAACGGTATACCATACTCAGACTCAGCTAGAAGGGTGGTATCTAAACAGCTAGAGCTAGAGGGTGTCACAGACAACACAAGGGATGCCGAGCTTGAAGAGACGGATGCGTTCAAGGAAGCCAAGAAAAGGGTTCTTGATAAGTCAAAACAGCGTTTCATAGTGTCATGGGCTCAGAGCGAGACAGATGTTCATGAGCAGTTCCTTGCAAATATGGAGGCTTATGCCAAACATATCGATGCAGACATCTCAATAATTGCTGGTCGTTATAAGAACCCCACAACAGTTAATACTAACAAACGCACAAAGGATAAGGAGAGCGACCTTGCAAACACATGGCATGAAAGGGTTCTACCATACCTAGACGCTGCACGTCATAAGATACATCCTAACCTATGTATACTGTCAGACGTGAAGGTACAGCCAACGGCATCAACACCACTGTCTGGACTTAACGGACTCACTGGTCTTGAGTCATGCATCGTAGGTCACCCTAGGGTTCACCTTAAGTCACTACCAATACTTGACGGTTACCCTCACAAGCTTTTGGTCACAACTGGATCGGTAACGGTTGACAACTACACCGACACCAAGTCTGGTAAGAAGGGTGAGTTCCACCACACTCTAGGGTTTGTTATAGCAGAGCTTGACGATGATGTGTTCCATTTAAGACAGGTAACAGCTGATGATGATGGATCATTCTATGATCTTATGTATCATGTTTCTGATGGTTTGGTTGATGACCACACTGATATGGGAGCACTAGCTATCGTGTTTGGAGATCTTCACCTAGGTGAGACCAATGATGACGTGCTAAAGGTTTCTTTTGATATGTCTGAGAGCCTTAACTGCCAGAAGATCATACTTCATGACGTTTTCAACGGGCACAGTATAAGCCACCACGAGCGTAACATGCCGTTTATTCTAATGAACAGAGAGAAGGACGGATCGGATGACTTGCTTGCCGAGCTTCATGATATGGTTGAGTTCTTTGACAAGTACAGCGAATACTATTTTGTTATGGTTAGAAGTAATCATGATGAGTTCTTGGACCGCTGGCTTAACGATGTTGACTGGAGAAAGATGAACAACAAGTACGCGTACCTTAAGCTAGCTAACAGCTTGTCTGACGATAACTTAGGCAAGGGTATCATACCATTGTTCTTGGATGAGCAGCACGTTGAAAATGTTTATTGTTTAGGTATAGACGAGAGCTATAGGATAGCAGATATTGAGTGTGGCATGCACGGTCATAAGGGAGCCAACGGATCAAGAGGTGGTGTTATGCAGTTCAAGAACATGAACACCAAGAACATAACTGGTCATACTCATACCCCTTGTAGAGAGGACGGTCACAGCTCTGTTGGTACACTTACTCATCTAAGGGTTGGGTACAATGTTGGTCCAAGCTCTTGGGTACATAGCAACATCGTTATCTATCCAAACGGAAAGCACCAGCACGTGCACATTATTAATAATAAATATACGACATTATGATTAGTTCAGAGCAGATTTTAACATCTCTAGTAAACAAAATCAATAGAGATCCAATGAATCCTAAGAAATTTTATTTTATTTTTAAAGAAATAGTAGAGATAGACAAATCTATAATACTTGAAATAAAGTTTGGAGTTAGTGAAAATCAATCTTACACATTCAAAAAGTATGTTAAAAATGAAACAGAAAAAAATCAAGACAAAGAAGAATTATTTTACATGTCTATAACTAAAATTTTTGATATTGTTTACGATGTTATAGATAATAAATACACAACACTATGAAAGAATATATTTGCATAAAGGATTACTTAATGACAGACGGAAGGATAGCTTATAAGGCTGGAGAGACGTACAAGGTAACAGAGAAGTTAAAGGACGAGGGTGAGGACGGATGGTTTGTACTTCCTAGCTTATTTGATGAAACCCATAAAATGAATACAGATGATGACTTCTTTGATCACTTCATTGACATTAAGAAGGAACAAAAAAAGGTTCTTAAAAGACTTAAAAACCATAACAAACATCTACCTTGGGCTCCTTGTAGCAGCACAAAAGGAGGTATGTTCTTAGACGAGTTTATAGTTAACGATCCAGAAATAGTAACACCTAACGACTCAATTGTTGAGAGTGTTATAGAGCGATTTAGAGACCGTTCTGAGGTAGGTATTAAGAAATACAACACTACACTAGACAGAAACGATTTAAGTGCCTTAGAATGGCTACAGCATCTTCAAGAAGAAATTATGGATGCTTGTTTATATATTGAAAAATTAAAGAAAGAACTATGAAAGAACATAAAATAACTCCAATGCAAAGGATAAAGATAGTGATGAAGTATCTAATGGACCGTGGGGCAAACAAAGAATCTGTCAATAATGTTTACAGAAACATACTAAATAAGAAAGGGGCTAACTAGCCCCTATTTCTTTTTATATACCTAAAGATCCACTTCCAGATGACTTAGAAGATCCACCAAGTGATCCTCCAGAGCTTGATGATGAAGGTAAACCTAAAGATCCTTGACCTTTAGACTCCTTTTCTTTTTTAGGTTTTTCTTCCTTCTCGTCCTTCTTGAATATCTTAAGACCAAAATCTTGTACAAGTTGAGGATTTACAAATGACTCTCCTAAATCTTCAGCATATTTCTTAGCTTGTTCAGGTCCAGTCAATGCCTTTAAAGCCTCTTCTGGAGATCTTGCAAACGGAACCTCTTCTACAAGTCCTTTGGCAACAGCTAATCCAGATGCTAGTTTTCCCTCTTCTTTACCCTTCTCTTCGTATGTATCTTGAACTCTTTTAAGAGTGGCTCCTATCTGAAGCATCTCAAACAAAGGTGTGTGTACTAACCATCTTGGCATATCCTCACCAAACAATCTTAATCCTCCAGCCTTAACATCTTCCTCATCTCTCTTCTCACCTCTCTGATAGTAACCACCAATAGATGCAGCGTTAAAATATCCTAACGCAATCATAGCGGCTCCTAACGAACCCTTCTTAAGGTTTCTCATTACATAGTCAGACTGTTCTGGAGTTAGACTCTTAGTTCCTTTAAATAGTGCTTTACCAATAAGTGGTAGAGCTTTAGCATAACCTCCAGCATATGATGTAACCTCACCTACATAGTTGGTAGGAACCTTTACGATAGGAAGTATAATTTTAAGTCCTGTAGCAGCTGTTTCTCCAACATTACCACCTCTCTCAAGAGATGCTATAAATGTTTTATAAGCCTTAGTTGCTATGTTGTCTTGCATAAAAATTGCTCTATTAGCATCCATATATGCTTGAGTACTAATGGTTGCTTGAACCATAGGATCCATTATATCTATACCATTATCAGCAGCATGATTCATTCTTTTTTCGAATGATCTGAAGTACTCGTTTCTTTTTGCTGGTTGTTTTAATGCTTGGTGAAGCTGACCAAAGAAATCCAGTACTGATGGTGGTATATCCTCCTTACCATGAAGTAAGTCAAGCGTACCCTTACCAGACTTAACGATCTCCCTCATATCCTCGTATGTAGCTTTTTGCCACCACTGAGATATAGCCTTTACTTCAGCCTTAGCATTAAACCCACCCTCTCTTGGAGCTTGTTTAGCTATCTTTGATAAGCCTGGTATCTTAGAAAGAACACCACCTGTGATCTCCTCTATTGGAGATATTATTGTTCTACTTGCCGCAGCAGCAGAAAGTTTTCCAAGAACCTTAACACCAGTTAGAAGCATTGTTCTTCTAAGTGTAGCAACAAAATCTAAAGCTTTTTTGTATTTAGGTCTGTTGGCAAGATCTTGTTTCTTCATCTCAACATCAACCTTGTTCTTAAGTCTGTTTACGTTAGCCTTAAGTCTCATACCTTCCTCATCTGGCTGTGTTATTCTACGTTGTTTCTTTTCAAAGTTTCCAGTAGCTAGCTTCTCTTGAAGCTCAGCCTCTCTCTTTCTTAGTCTAGTCTTAAGCGTAGCAAGAGCTCTCTCTTCTGGAGTCTTCTTAGGATCCATGTCCTGCTTCATCTGCTCGTACTCAGCCTTAACATTATCTCTTATACTCTTAAGAGTTTTAATCTCGTCAGTCTCTGGAGTCTTAGTACCCTTAGGTTTAGGAGCGGTATCTCTTTCAGAAACACGTCTCTCATACTCAGCTATAGATTTCTCAAGAGCTGAAACAGCCATTTTTACTCTCTGCTCATCACTTATCTCTCTCTTACCTTCAACAGACTCTATTGTTGCCTTGAGTGCGTCTCTATGCTCCTTAAGAGCTTGAGCCTCTTCGTCATAAGCAACACCAGTCTTCTTAGCTGTCTTCTCTCCAGTAGCAATTTGTTTTTCAAGATCCTTGATTTGGTTTTTAAGCCTTGTCTTGATACCATCTAAAGCAGTCTTCCATGCCTTCTCTGGGTTCATAGACTCGCTACTGATTCCGTTCTGTTTCATTAGTTCTTGAACCTTTGCTTGAAGTCTTCTAACCTCATCGCTTGGTGTACCTCTTTGGAATCCAGTCTTTAATGGAGCCTTACCAGACTCAACATCTTCAAGAGCGGACACTAGTCTACCTTGTGATTTAACCTCCCTAAGAGTGGCGGCAACCTCCTCCTTGTTAGGCTCTGAGACTTTACCATATCCAGACAGCTGGTCTCTTATCTCTCTCTTGGTTATACCCTCAAATATATCCTTAACATTATCATGAATATCATCAATTACACCATCAAGTGTGGTAACACCATCCATGATAAGGTTCTTAGCAAGTTGGTTAAGTATGGATCCCATGTTATCTGGAAGCTCAGTAGGCTCTATATCTTGGAACTTACCCTTAGGAAACCTTATCTCTCTAAGCTTAGCATATAGGTTCTCTCTCTCAGTTTTAAGGTTGGTCTTCTTACCTTCCTTAGCAGCTGCATTCTTAATCTTATTAAAGACTCTATCTTCTACAGTAGATCTTATTTTATTCTCGTACTCTTCTAGCTTGGATTCAGCTTCTTTTAGTTTTTCAGATATTGCTTTAAACTCAGCTCTTTTCTCAGCAGATATCTCTCCATTATTTTTAGCCTTGTATTTAAGAACCATTCTATCAAGACTATAGTCCTGCTTTATAATGTTCTTACGTGCAAGCAATGCAAGAGAAGGTATAGTTCCAGCCATACTAGCAGCCTTATCGTTCTCCTCCATCTCCCTCTCTATTCTTTCAACTTCAATAGCTGCCGCTGCATCTGTAGGATCTTTTTCTAATTTACTAAGAGCTTTGTCGTACTCGTTAGATAGACGTACTCTATCATAAGCCAATGCGTTAGATACTTCATCAGTTATAGGTACACCCTTAGGATTTGCTATAATTGCCTTGGCAAGACTTCTTGGAGATATTTCTCCAGAGTTTACTTTTTCTTTAGCTCTATTAAAACTTTCTTCTTTGTTATATTTCTCAAACTTCTCTATAGGAGCTAGTCCTCTCTCAGCTCTTTCTGCTTCTGTTACTGCGTTCTTAATACTAGTTACCTTCTCTTTAACAGGAACTTCTGTAAGCTCATTATGAGCTCTCTCAGCCAAAGAAACTTGTTCTGGACCTAACTCACTACCAATGATTTTTTTAATGTCTGAAATAGACTTACCGTCATCCATAAGATCCTTAACGATATCCTTCATGTCAGCATAGTCTCCAGTTTCTTGGAATCTTTCTATTTGTTTTATTCCAATTCCGTAAGGAGCCACAGCTTGTTGCTGCTCTGTTATTTTTAAAGTTTTTTTGTATTTATTTTTTATCTCAGGAGTCATTATATCAAAGGCATTAACCTTTATATTCGGTACTCCTACAACTTCTCCTAAAATATCGTTTTTATACGTAGAATGCTCTGATTTTCCTCCTATTTTAGTAGGTTTAAGAACTAACATAATATCATTCTGGTTGAAATTGTTGTCCTTGTAAAAACCATCTCTAATATCATTTACATCAACAAAAGCATTTCTTTTTTGATAAATATTGTATAATTTTGATTTTGATTTTTCCATAGCATCTAATAATGCTATAAGAAATTTCTTTCTTCCAGTACCTATTGTTTTTGTTTTTGCATTATCAACTGATGCATCCTCTCTTAATGTCTCCCATGAATTATGTGCATTTAATACATCTCTCATAGGTTTTGTAGGCTTAGAATCTAAAACTTCTTTTTTAAATGAATCGTAATTACCTATTCTTTTTTCAAATAAATCAAATACTTTTTTATTAAATAATTTACTTTTTTGTGCAGAACCGCTAATAATAAATATATAATCTGATTTCCCTATTAATTTATTTACTTCATTCTCTTCTTTACCAGTAGCCCATATTACATTTTTATCTCTATTTACAGGATCCAATGCAAATGAAGGACCAGCATCTAAATAGTGCTCACCATCTATTACCTTATCAAAATAATTTCCTCTACCTAATTGATCAGCAACCCAGAACCAAACCTTTTGTTTCTTGTCTGATATTTCTTTCATTAAAGAATTAAAATCTATTAGATCAGATTTTTTGACAAACGATAAATCATGGTCTCCTACCTCTACCTTTTCTTCTTTTACATCTTGAAATCTTTTTATTTCAGTAGGTTCAGAAATATAAGAAGAAGCTCCTTCACTTATAGCTTTAATATCTCTCTCAGTAATCTCCTCACCAGTAGCTATTTTACCAGCTAGTGTGTTAAGCATGTCTACAACATCACCCTCTGTGAATGGTTTGCGACCAAGCAGAACAGCCACTCTGTCTAAGAATCTTTTAACAAGAGACTTGGTTGAAGCATCAAAACCTTCATAACCATCTGCAAGATGACCGAAAAGCTCAGACATCTTCTCCTCATTCTTAATATTCTCAGAGTAGTTCTTAGCAAAGTCTTCAATCTGTGCCTTTAGTTCTGGATTTTTATCTAATGATTTAGATAACAAGTCAACCATTTTCTTGGTGATGTCCTGTATATTTGTATCTGTCTTAAGTCTATCAAACAATAATGCATGGAATACCTCATGAGCCACAGTTCTTCCGTTAGCCTTCTCAAGGTTTATATGTATCTTACCATCAGCTGAATCATAGAATCCTCTAGCATCTTTACCAACAGCATTCTTGAATGATTCTGAGGTCTCGTGCTCAACGATCTCTACATTTGGAAGCAGTTTAGTTAATGACTTTTTAGCGTTATCAATACTTGTCTTAATTCCTTCTTTAGCCTTGTTAACTGGCTCTATATGCTTGGCTTTGAAAGCCTCTAGTTTAGATTTAACGGTTGGTTTAACTTCTATTTTTTTAAATTCGTGAGCCTCACCATTAGCTATCTTATTAGCAGCTTCTATAATCTCTGCCTGATCAGTAATGGTAGTATCACCAGTACCTCCAGTTTTTATTTCACCTTCCTTACCATTATAAATCGATACCTGGTTATTTTCTTTTGCAAACTTAAGAGTATTCTCTCTATGCTTAGCATCAACAACCGTGTTTAAATCTATAGAATAGTCACCATTATCAAGTCTAAAAACACCAATCTTGGCATCCTTAACCTTGTCAATAACAGCTTTAAATTTTTCTTTAAAATCAAGAATTTTATCTGTTGTAAGTTCTTCTGGCTTAACATTCTCAGAAGCAAGTGTAACGATATCATCCTTATCCTCAACATCATATACCTTACCATCTGGTTTAAATGTTTCGCCAAACTCGTTCTCTGTGTCCGCCTTTATTTCAGAAACTCTCTTACTTACATCTCCAAAAGCTTTCTCATTATGAAGAACCATAGCTCTCTTATCTATGTCAGCTTGTGGGATGGTAACATCCTTATCTCCGTTAGGATTATTCTCTTTTATTAGCTGAGTCTCAGCCTTAGCTCTTAATGCATCTGCAACCACTGGATCCATTCTCTCAAGCTCTGCCTTAGGACCATTTAAAAGCAGTTCCCTACGTCTGCTATTGGTAGCATCAAGCTCCTCTTTTAGTCCTTCAAATAATTGTTTCTTTATCTCTGGACTAATGCTTTGGTCCATCTTAATAGATTTAGCCTTTTCAAATATATTAGCTCTTGTATTATTAAGTCTTATGGTCTCCTTGTACTGACTATCAGATAGGCTTGATATATCTTTAACTTGAGACTTGACAATTTTATGCATGTCATCCTTAGCCTTTTCAAGCTGTTTAGATATAATCTCTCTATGCTCATCTGATAATCCTTTCTGATCAAGTCTTAAAGTTAAATCATTAACCTTTGCAGATGCCTTTAGAGCAGAGTTATCCAAACTAAATTCAGACGCTACATGAACTGCTATTCTAGGAGCGGTATCTAACATACCAACGGTAGCTATAGACACAGCTGTAGCCTCTCCAGTACCATCTAATAAGTTTTTATTAGGATCTACTCCAGAGAACTTATCTACTGCATTCTTAGCTATTGTAATACCATTCATTACAGCAGCACCATGCAGTTGTTTTTTTGTTATTTCTTTTAATACGGACTGAGCTATTAGATCCTTTTCTGCGGATGTAGCACTTTTTATAACCCTCTGAGCACCCTTTAATAAACTTGCGTCAAATGCAAATAATGCAGCATCTATAGCACCTTTAGCAGCTGGAACTCCCATTAATTGAGCCTGACTATACTGTATATTAGGATCTGCGTCCATCTGATCAAGCATACCTTCGTATGTGTTACCTACTGACTCGTTTACAAGTATACCTATACCTGGAGTACCTAAAGATACTTTACTCATAAAACCAGCTGTGGGTAATATAACACCATTAGTAAGCCATCTTCCGAAGTCAGAAGCTGAATTAATATTTTTCGCTTCAATAGGCTTCTCAACCGCTCCCTCTATTTCTTCTAATCTTTTATTAGTATCTTTAGCCTTACTTCGTATCCATTCATTTGTTTTTTTAAACTCTTCGTTTTCAGGCATAAATTGAGATACATACCCCATACCGCCTAAAACACCTTTTACAGATTCCCCACCAATTTTAGCTAATGTTGCTAAAGCATTTCCTGAAAAAGAGTAATCTCTATTTAATATATCTAAGTTTTCTTTAAAATCACCTAGTTTTTCATGTTTTTTAGTATAGTCTTCATTAGCTTTTAGGTATGCATTTCTTAAATAATTATTATTCTCAGTTTCAGTTTTTAACTGATCTGTTAAATCTTGAGGTATTGGTTGTTTTTTAGAGTCTAAATCTTTAATTTTATTAACTATACCAATTAAGTTTTGATTACTCATTTGGTATATAGAGTTAGATAACTTGTTTACCTCTAAAAGATTTTTATCTTCCTTGCTTATGGTTTGATAATCTCTTTCTGTATATTTTGTTAAAGTACCTAAATCAGCATCTTCTTGATGATCTCTCATAAAATCATTAATTCTTGACTGTCTTTTACTATCAAGTTTAGACTGAACAGCTATCTCATATGCTCTTTTTTTTATTTGTTCTGGATCGTATTTAGGTAACTCTATACTCGGATCTAACTTTCTAGCTTTTTCTGTTAATATAACAGACTCCTCATACTCCTTATTAGCTTTGTCAGTATATTCCTTTGTTGGATCAGTTTCAAATTTTAAAAACTCTGGTCCCTTATCTGTAGTACCAAATGATAATCCAGTCGCATTAACATCAACTATAGTGTTCCATGCATTCTTTCCAAAATCTTTTAAAGTATTTAAGACTCCTTGTTTCTTAAACTCATCATCTGTCTCTTGAGTAGCACCTTGTCTATCTATATCTGAGTCTTTATGAGCGTTTAAGAAGTTATCATATATTGTTTTATTATATTTTAATTGATCTAGGTTTGCTAACTGCTTATTTCTTTCTTCTTGCTCTTTTTGTTTATTTAAGATTTCAAATTCTTTAGTATTTGCATGCGTCATTCTATCATTATTCTTATTATCATAAGCATTAATGAATTCTCTATTATAATAATCATACTGTTCTTCAAGTGGTTTCTTAGATACGGCAAGATCAGAAAGATTTCTTATCATCTGAGTTCTTGTTTTTCCAGCATTAGCTTGAACTTGTTTCTTTGTAGGAAGTGTTGTAGCAGGTTTCTGAGGAGACTGCATTCTCTGCTGTTCCTCTTGAGTAAAACCTGTAAATTCTTTCATTTTAGTCGGTGGTCCACTTAAACCATCCGAAGCCTGTACTTGTCCTGGTTCTTCTGTAGCCAATGAAGTAGCTTGCTTTGAAGTTGGAGTACTGGAAGCCACAGGTTCTTCTGTTGCAATAGGTTCTGAAACTTCTTTTTTTTTTACTTTACCTTCAAATTCTTGGTAAGAACCTAAATCAAAATCTTTAGAAACTGCTGAATATAGTTTTTTTCTAGAGTCTGCATTATTCATTTTTGAATTAAATTCTTCATAAGAACCTAAATCAAATTTACCTGAAAGTGCTTTGTATAATCTGCTTCTTGGATCTGGCATTTTAGTAATCTATTTTAGTTTTTTTACTAGTTGATTTAGACTTATTTAACGCGTTCATTATAGTAGTCAACTTGGTTTGTTTAGTTGCTTCTGGATCATCCTCTTCAATCTTACCTATAAATTTACCTTTTTTATCTTTAAATACTACATAATCTTTACCAAAATAGTTAGTGGTAGAAGATATTTTATAGGAGTTAGGATCTAATCCTGAGCTTTCAAGAGCATGTCCATATATATCGACTTGATTTTCAGCCTCGTTGTTATCAGAAAGAGCCTTAGCTATTGTGGTTTTCCCTGTAGAATCAGTTGCACTCAATATATTAACTGGTGAATAATTCCTACTAATTTCTTTTTTAGTGCTTACATCACCAGCATATCCGTGCAGTCTTAAATAAGCATCCTTATCTCTTCTTATTACGTTTGTGCTATTAGTAAGACCATAAATTTGTTCAGCTATATCGGCAGCATCTTTAGATTTACCATTAGCATCAACCAGACTAACCTCCTTGGTTGTATTACCTTTAGGAGTTCTGATTGTGAATATTTTCTTATTACCTGTTCCTTCTATCTTTAATATCTTAGTATCCTCAGGAAGTGAATTATTAATAGCTGTCTGTGCGTCATTACCTGCGGTTCCTCCCTTTACAAGGTCAACATATAACCCATAATTTAATGCATAACCTCTATCGTCTTTGTCTCCCTTGTCCTCCTTAGGAGCAGCGACTGGTCTCTGTGGAGCATACTGTTGTGTTTGCTCAAACTTAAGTTGAGATTCTAGAGTTGCTTTTATATGTTCTTGAGCTGCTTTCTTTTGAGCATCAGTTATCTGAGGAGTCATAACTCCATTAACCATCTTCATGTATACGGCATTAGGATCAGCCTTCGCTTGTTCTTCAGTCCAAGCTGTCTTATATCTCATACCATCAACAAGAACAGATGCAGTCTTTATTGGTGTAGCTGTTATAGTATTTGCTGCTCCATTAGCAAACTCATCATATCTACCCTTCTGCATAGGATCATTTATAAACTCTCCTAGAGATCTTGATCCTGTTTTAGTTATATAATCTTGTACTGTCTTAGCAATAGGAGCTGTCTCTTTAGCTACATCGACCTTATCAACCTTAGTATTTGCTGGATTTAATAATGAACTTATACTAGTTGGAGGAACATCTTTGTTCACACTTCCATCTGCATTTGTATGATACATATACATCTGACCATCAGTATTTGGCATTATTCTAACATTCTGAAACTGCTCTAGTCCAGAGTCAAGCTTAGCCTTTTGTATTTCTATATCTGAGTTTACACCTTCGTTAGTTCTTTTCTCAAGATCAGCAGCTCTTTGACTCCAAGTATCACCTACTTTTTTTAAGTATCCGAAAGAATCTTGAGAATTTTTAAGTAATAATTGAAACTGTTTAGGATCTGCCTGACCTTTTTTAACAAGGTCGTATTGACTTTTTAAAAGACTAGTATACGCATCTGATCCGCTTGTTACTACAGAGTTTATGTTTGCATTGTTTCCAACACTATACTCTTGCATAGCTTTAAGAGCGGAAGACGTATCATCAGATATCTTCTGTCTATAGTCAGATCTAACCTTCTCTTGTGCTGCAAGCTTTTCAGTGAAGTCAGTAGTAAGCTTTCCCCAATCAACTATGGGGTTGGCAGTTACTTCGCTCCAATCCTTTCTTCCGTATTCTGACATATGTTATTAATTAAATAAATTCCAGTTATAAGGCGAAGCAGTTTCAGCTTGAGCTCCAAATCCCATTCCATTATTTGTAATAGCTGGATTATCTTGTCTCATCATTGGTGCTGATCCAGGCATTGCAGTTCCACTAACAGTCTGATTAGTACCCATTGTCTGTAAACCAGATACTTGGTTAGGATTAGGCTGAGTAGGGAAAGCTTTTTTACGGTTATCCCAAAGCAAGCCAAGTTTTTCAACTCCTCCCAGAGCATTAACATTAGCTAGTGCCTTAGCCTTCTCTGCTTGTTGTTTGGCAAGACCAGCACCTGTAGCTTCTCCTAAACCTATTTCAGCCAAATTGATAGCTGATTGTTTCTGTTCTTTAGCCTGGTCCATATGTAGTTGATATAAGTCTTGAGCCATCTTGTCTCTCTGACCAAAGTCAAAATCTGTAGCAGCCTCGTTTGTTCTTCCAACAATACCTTGTAAGTTTCTTACATCTCCCTCGGTTCCAGCTTGAAGTGCTTGCATCTGCTGTGCAGTACCTTCTCTCATAGCTGCCTGATAAGCCTCTGTTGGAGCAGATATGTTCTGCATAAAATTGGCTCCAGCCTGTCTCTTAGCCTCTTCAATAGCTTGTTGCTGTTGTCCTTGAAAGTTTCTTGCTGCTGCTGATTGCTCTGATGCTTGAAGTAAGCTAGATCCAATACCTAACCCAATACCTGCTAATTGACCATAAGGTACTGTGCTTGTTGCACCTTCTCCTGCGGCTTCTCCTGCTTTTCCACTCATATTCTTTTTACGTATTCGTCTCCTAAGGAAACATTATAATTATTATCTTTGAATAGCTTTTTTAATGATGGTGTACCACTAAATGTTATCATAACTCTGTAACCATTATACTTCATACAGGTCTCAACCTTATCCAAAAGATAATCAAGAGCTCCTGTTCTTTGTTCTTTAGTTGTGTTCTTATTACCAGTAATGAACCCTATCAGACACATATCGCTATCACCTACCGTTACTGGTATAGCATAAAGATCTGTATCATCATGGCTCACAACAAATATCCTCTCTGGCAATGAACTATATGCTACAATTGGAAAATTCCAGTCAGACCACCAACTTACAAGCGTGTCATAGAATGTTTTCTTATTCTCTAGTCTCCATCTTAGCATCCCACAAAGATAGTAAATTTTATGGATAACTTTTAAATAGACTCGCTCCTACACCAAACAACTCAACCCTATCCTTATCTCCATTGGTCAGCTCAAAGTTCATATAGTAACCTCTTGCACCATAAGACTCAGCCGTAGCATTCTTAAGATATAGTATAAAGTTACCATTTGATGGTACACTTCCGCCAGTGGTGTCAACAGTCATTACGTTATTAACCACGTTTGTGATTCTACCGAGCTTAACGATGGTACCAGAATTATTCTTATATGCCGTATCTCCGATGCTTATAATAGTCCCTAAATCAAATGTAAATGTAAGAGTCACAGCTGTTGGAACTGTAGAGTTAACTGTTGTAACGCTACCAACACCTTGGCATGATCTAAGTCTTATGCTATTATCTGTATCGTATCTTCTTATAAATGCAAAGTATAGGTTCTCCTTGTTCTGAAACCAGTCCTTATCTATAAATCCAGACGCAGTGTCTGTGTTAACTGTCAATCCCCATGGATGGTCTGTCTCCATATAGAACGTCTTGAAGTTCTTTATCATGAAAGGATCAACATTAAACACACTCTTAACCCTTGACGGAGTGAATGCATTTGGTGAATTGTTTGGAGGTATTACGTTATCAACTTGGTTCCACCACTGCTGATAGAACGTATTTCTATTGGTATTCTCGTTGTGTTGGTATAGGTTACCTCCCTTAAAAGAGTATAGGTGAGAGTTCATTCCTATCATCCAGTCTGGATAATAAGAATAGAACGAGGTCCATCCTTGGACAAACTTACTATGTGATAGTGTGTAGTTACTCATTATGGGTTACAATATGTTAGTTCGCTAATTACTCCTATACTACTTATTTTTACTCCGTAAAATACATTATTGTAGTTTATCTTGTAATACAAGTCACCTCCATCAAATAAATCTAAAATACTATTAGAATTACAAACTACTAGACCATTCTCTAGATAGCTAGAGATTGATTTTTGAATAAATACATATGTAGATGAAGTACAGTCTATATCACATCCAGTTGGTGTTTCAGATGATGAACAAATCTCAGACTGAACAAGCTCTGTTGTTATATCACAGCTTGGAGAAGATCCATATTCAGCATGAAAAAACCCAGTATTAATACCATGAACAGATCCATTTTTAACACACAGCTCTTGATCAGTTAAATCAATTATTGTTACCTGCCCTGGAGGATAACTAGGGTTTGAAGGGAAACTAAATGTATGATCATATCCCCAACAATCTGTGTATCCTACAGTGAATGCATTACCTGTTTTTACGCTAATAGAAAGTAACTGCTTACAGTCTATACATGTTGTGCACTGTATATTATTTAATAATAATCCGTTTAATTGCTCTCTATAACCAGTTTCAAACTTATAGAATCCGTCTGGTGCCTTAATGGTTAATAACTGATCCGTGTATACTGCCGTTGCAGTTGAAAATGAGGTTGTGTCTATATAGTACATAATATTTTATTTAACAGTTACAGCAAACATCAGTTCCACTTATATCGCTATAGCAAAGACTAATCTCTGTTGAGTTTCTATAATCCCATATCAGATAAACATATCGAAAATGATCTGGGTTATTATATGTAAAGTCAACAGTATATACCCCATTACTAGGATTTGTTACTGGTGTAACATTTGATGATATATTTATAATATCGTTTATCTGTGACTCTGTATATAAAGTATCTGAAACTAGGTATCTAAATTTACCATTATCGAACACGTATGTATCTCCAGATAACTTGCTTGAGAACATGTTTATATCAGATCCTTCTAGCGGAAATGCTCCGTTTGAAGATATCCCTGTCTGTGATGCAAATAATGATAAACCGTCAGACTCCATCACAATATTGTCTGTTAGTGATCCAGATGTAAACCCTCCAGACACCCAGTTATATGAGTTGTGTATGGTCTTGTTCACATCAGTATGGTTATTTAAAACTATTCTAGTTATAGTTACCTCAAAATTATCTGGACATGTTGAAGTGAACGAGTATGAAGCATTAGTCGGCTCTATGGTAACATGAGCGGAAGTCATATATGGAAGTTCTTTATAAAATGACTCGGTTCCAGATCCAGATATTCTTTCTTTTATAACATCAACTCCATTATAATTAACAGTTAATGCTGCTGATCCTTCAGAGAAATCATATATAAAGTCAACATTTCCAACAACCTCTCCAAAGTTAACATCATAACTTAATGTTTCATTTGAGTTTGTTTGAGAAAATATTAATCCACACGGTTGCTCTGTCTGTGTTACAACTACTGGTCTTTCATTACTAGATAGTACAAACTCATCCATGTACGGATCATAAGCCATAAGCTTCTGTGTTCCAAAGGAGTTCTTGAATAGGTCTCTGAACCAAACCTTCATGTTTATATCAGATATAACCTCCAGCTGGTCATTTGTATATGAGCTTCCAGTAAGCTTAAGAACTGATGATCTCTTGGCATCGGTCCATGTCATCTCAGATCCCCAAACAGCAAAGCTCTCTGGGTTATGACTTATTCCAAAGTTCTCGATTCTAGCTATCTGTGTACCTAAAACCTCTGGTATAGATGTAATAGCACCTCCAGCGGCAGCGTCAGATAATAAGTTCTTTCCTTGAAGAACATAAGATATCTTATCCTCTTGAAGTGTTAATATATCGGTTGCTCTTGAATACAGCCTTTCTATCGAACCAAAAGACTTCTGAAGGTCCTTATAGTTAGCTAGACCAAGATTAAACTCGTTAAGCTTGTTTATATTGCTCTCAGCATTGTAAACACCACTATAGGTGATTGAAGCGTATCTAAGAGTCTGCTTGTATTCTTGTTGTGAAACAGCATTAACTCTAGTACCTAAGTATAAAGGGGCACCAGTCAATGAGTCATCTATCTTATAGCTCTCAACTCCGTTACCAAATGTAAAGCAGTTAAAGAATCCTAGCGTACATACCGCTGGATCTGTTGCTGTTTGATTATGAGTAACTCCATCAAACGTGCTACCTTGATGTAATCCATTTATAACTTGGAAGTTCTCACTTCCCTCATAGAACTTTTCACCATCAGCATCGTTTGGTTCTGTTTCAAAAACTATTAAGTTGTTAGGTTCTTGAATCTCTACTATAATGTCTGATCCAGATGAGTGACCACCAGTAGAAGGTGTTCCAGATCCAATACTTAGATAAAACTCTCCGTTAGGTCCATTGAAAAATTGAATCTGATTAAGACCGTCTACAGATTGCAAATTTAAAGCAGCTCCATAGTTAACATATGGAATATATGTAGCTATAGGATTATTGAATACAGTATTCATGTTAGGTGGGTATGCACTATCATCAGATCCAGAATATGTTCCACTAGTTAAATCTATCTGATCTCCAATGACATATTCATGAAGATTATAATAATCATTTGACGCAGTGAATGTTTTATCATATACATAGTGTCTAGAACCTCCTTGACTACCTGTACCTTCTCTATCACATCTTACCACTATCCTTATTCTGCTTCCAGCTACTATAGGGATTGGCTCAAATACTCCAACAGTCGATGTATTTTTGTATATATTACAAATACTAACCCTTGGTCTTTGAGTAAAAGGATTACGGTTAGGGCTAGTATATAAAATCTGTCCAATTCTTTGAGTAAATGTTGCCTCATTATATAATGCATAAAATCCAGACGGCTTAATCTTCATGTATGATCCCTCTGGACTTACACCAGCTAATAAATCACCTCGTAACTTATATTCAAGACCTAGAACCTTAGCCTTTACTAAACTTGTTACAGGTCCATTAGTATCTGCCTTCACTATAATTAAGTCATTCTCCTTCACCTTACTTCTATTATCTCCCTCTAGATAAAACCATGTGGCTGCATTTGAAGGATCTGGATAATAGAGATTGGTATAGACTGTTTGATAGTCTGTCTTAGAAGGCTTTATAACCCATTTATATCTTGTAGCCCAGTATGGAGGATCAGTTCCAGCTGGAATAGAAGCTCTTAAAAAGTTTTTTGAAATAGAATTTGCTTCTGGTATAAATATAGTATTTGTACTACAGACTAATGCAGTAGTGCTTCTATTATACTCATCCATGTAAACAATACCTACCTCATAATCTCTATTGCTGTGTAGACTTCTTTTGTTTCCAGCCTTATTAAATGAAACTGAAGTATAAACATTCTCAAGATACTCATAAGCAAGTATGGTAGGATCAGCTATATTTCTATAAACAACAGCTGGTATCTGAATAGTTATAATGTTATTAGTTGTTGGATTTACTAAAAACCCTTCACCTAAATTATTAACACCACTACTGTACTTCTCCCATCCAGCTTGCACTTGCATAGCACAGTTAAAGTAGTCGGTAACAGAGAAACCATCTGCACAATTAGCCATTCCTAATGATGGGTTAGATGTAATAGCATTTTTAAACTCACTACTAGCTGCTAATGCAGAAACACTAGCATAATCTTGCTGAAGATTAAACAACAAAGAATAACTGAATGTATTTAAAGGTGCCGAACTACTATCATAACCACCACCTTGAAAGGATACGTGCTGTAGGTTAAAATTTATAAGTATAGAACTTCCTTCTCTTAATAAAGGATTAGGTCCAAAATTTATAGAATATAATGTACGATCTATATTTATAGTTGATCCACTTATATGATATGGAGCAGTTGTTGATTCTGTTACTAAATCCTTATAATCTATATTTTCAGATATTAAGTCTAAGCTATAGTTGATAGCTATAGGCTTATCATTATCGTTATGGATGTTATAACCATCAACATAGTTACCATACATAATTCTGTTACCCATTGTTGTCTGGGCTTTAGCTATATGCGGTACATTATCATAAAGCCTTAATAGCTCACTCTCTGGTAGAGTCGTGTATATCTTTTTATTATCAAAAACAACTACTACTGGAGCATTATTTCCCCATGATTGTTCTGACTTTACATACTTCTCTACGATGTTAACTATGTTCTCATCAGAGAACTTAAAACATAGGTCAATACCTAAAACATCAGATCCACCAGTATTAAAAGTAACTCTAGCAGCATTAAAGATGTTCTCCATCCCAGAATTATCATATGTAGAGAAGTTTAACTTAAACTGCCCTGGCTCGAATGCTACATCTGTAAACTGAGATAGTGCACTATACTCATTATCCTTGTACTTGTATCTGTAAGCAAATGATATGAATACATTTTCTATAAAGTTCTCTCCACCAGCCACACTCGTCATTTCAACCTTAGGAGCTTCTAATGGAGGAGCTACAATAACATTAAGATCCTTTGCAGTTATAGAGTCAACACCCATAACTGGAGGAAGGTATGTCCTTGTAATATTTATCTTTCTTGGAGGGTTTAAGTTATCTGTCCAAAACAGAAACTTATCTATAAGATTAATGCCAGTTATAATGTACTGGCTGTTAAAGTTTAGCACTGTCTCAGATATAACATGGTACAGCAACACATTCGTATCTGTGTTATAAGAGACAATCATATCGACATTCCCTGGATCTGTTACAAACCAAAATATAGTCTCCCTATCTCCAGCCTCATGTGCACCAATACATAGGGCATTAGTGCTTAGCGGAACTCCGTTATACTGTAGTGGGGCTAAGAGTATGTTTCCTTTAGTGTTTTCAATAACTCCAACACTATTATCTTCAGTAGATCCAAGTCTTATGTTCATCGCATCGATGTACTCTCCCTCAGGGAGTAATCTTTGGTCGTAAGACTTATTCATTCTCCCCTTAACAAAACTTACTCTTGAATCCATAAATTACTTAATCATTTTATCTTTACCTCTCAAGTTCATCAATAATCTTCCTGGATGTAAATTACTAAGTCTAATTTTTGCGTTTCTTAATAACGCAGTCTTTTCTTTTTTAGCTCTAGCCACAACATATTCTTGAACACCGAACTTGTTGTTTAGTATAGCCCATTTTATATAGGAGTAAATAAAATCCTCTGCAAGCTTATTAATCTTAACCTCTGAGTCATCTCCGTTCTCCATACCATCAGATATGTACTCTAAAATACATAACTCTCCACCCATGTTTGAACTGAAGTTTATAACTCCGTTAGCCTTGTCTATTTTATATGTAGGGTTTACATTTGCTGTCTCTGTGTTAAGACCATAACGCTTACCTATAGGGTACTGAAAATACCATATATTATCTAGATTATAACCTTCCTTTCCAGCATATAATCCAGATCCTAGATAGATACTTGTACCCTCCTTGAATATTCTATCATAGTCAAGCAAAGACATTCCCTCTAAAACATTACCATCTTGGTCAAATAATACATTACAATCATTATCTTGTAGATATGATGTGCTGCTCATTGCTTGAATATTTTCAGATAATGGTCTAAGAACACCATCCTTGTATAGAGACATCCTTGCATAGTTAACATAGTCTGGGGGAAGTATAAACTTAAGATCATCACAAACGCTTATCTCAAGAATCTTAATCTCCTTCAATGCATCATAGTTAATCTCTTGTATGCCACGCTTCGCATGAAATAAGACATTATACTTCTCTACATTATTGATTAGTTTGTCATTACCAACATACATAAGTATGAAGTTGTTTACAATATCATTCAATGATACGTACTGGTATGATCCCCAGTTCTCATTATTTGGAACAGTATCGCTATTGTTGTAGTATTGGTAACCAGTTAAGTATGCCATATTATCCTTCTAATTGTTGTTCTTTACCTTCTAATGCTGCACCAAGGTTTACAACCTCTGGCTCTCTGATTGACATTCCTGCATATTCTAATATCTTATTAACCAATGAAGGCTCATCTTGTAATGGTAACTCAAAGTCTTGGTAGTCACCATTAGACTGATCAAAAACAGGCTCTCCAGCAACAATATTAACATAGGTCCATTTAGGATCCTTAGGTAGCCTTAGATACTGAGATGAAACACCAGTTGTAATTGTGGTAGGATAAACTGTAATAGTCTGTCCATTAAGTACATATGCTGGATTATATATGTTAGGAGCCGTTAGGTTTGAACTTAAAAGATATAGAATCTTTTCTCCAGAAACCTTTCCAACCTCCTTATTATTATATCTTATCGTGTTTAAATAGTAATAATCAGCTGGCATTGTAAAGTCAGAGTTTGTAGTATGTGCCAAGTTAGCAATCTTAGAGAACTTATCTATTATAAGATCTAACTTCTTAACTATATCTGCATAACCGCTATTAGATGTTCTTGAGTTTTGTTTAGTAACCCATAGATTATACTTAAAAATATAATCCTCAAACAAATCAAGTTGAGCTTGCTTTGCATATAAATTAAAATCTTCGGGTGTAATATACCCAAAGTTATTTTTGTTAGCAACAGCCATTACGGTGCTTCTTACTGAATTTATCATCTATAAAACTTTTTACAAAGATAGCAAAAAAAAAGCACTCCGATTAAAGAGTGCTTTGTAGTTTACATCTTGTTCTCAAGTAACCTTAAGACTTCAAGACCTTCATCGCTCTGCATAAACGATGATACTATGTATATATAATCCTCACCATAAGGAACCGTCAATAGTTTCTTTTTGTTCTGTGGAAGATTAAAATAAACGTCCTTGTTTTTGTTTCTTAATGATAACAAACCTGATTCAAAGAATTTAACACATTTGTTCTGTAGCTCAAGCATTGGATCGTTAAGCATCTCTAAGAAGCTCTTAGGGCTATTCTTAGCATAAACCATCACATCTCGTTTCAACTCAACGGTGGTCATCTTATCAATCTTAGCTCCAAGTAATACCCTAGCAACTGCCTCAAGCATTTCTAATGGTAAATCTCTAGCTGCAAGCTGAGCATCTAATGAATAGTTTAAAACATCCATATCGTTGAATGCATCCTTCTCTGTATTAACCTCCTCAAATGTAGATCCAAACTCTGGATGAATCTCTAAGAATTTCTGTAATACTGGGTTTGTTCTTGGTACATGTAGTGCACCATCAATAAATGTAATTGGTTCTAAAATAGCATTACCATCCTGCTCATCCTCGAAAGGAGTCTGTTGGTTTCTTGCATATCTTAAGGCTCTGTTTTGTTTTTTATCCTCGTCAAAATAGTATAGAGGAGATCTGTTTGAATTGCGTGAAGCAATCATGTAGCTAAGTGGAGCTACTCCGTTTTTTAAAATGTAGGTCTTATCCACTAATGGAGATTCTGTTTTTTTCATTTGATATAATTTTAATTTATTAAAAAATAACAGAGGGACATTGGTGTCCCCCTGTCATATTATTATTAATTCTTATCCTTTGAATAAGAAGAAGTTGTTAGCACCTAATGTACATAACGCTCTCTCAGATAAGAAGTGAACCTCCATTGCATCTAAAGAAGATGTTACAGCACCACCAGCAGATCCAGTGATCCATGTTTTGTAACGTCTGTCTTCAGTCTCAGAAGCACGGTATCTTACGTGTAAGAATGGTCGTTTAGCATTTTTACCTAATACTTGGTCATAAACTGTAGTAGATCCAGCTGGAACTAATACTCCGTTAATGTTACCTCCAACAAGTCCACCTCTTAAGGCAGCATCGTTTAAGTATTTCCAGTCAGTTTTGTAGAAGTCATAACCTCTACGGAAACCTGTAAATCCTAAGTTCAAAGCCATTTGCTCATCGTTATCAAATAAACCATAAGATGTACCACTTGCTCCGTAAGAGTTTTGGTGAGCCAACATGTCATTGATATCGTTAGAGAACTGACGGTTCAAGAAGATAGCATTTTCTTCGATAGCTCCTTGTTTGTCTAAACGCTGGATGATAGTATCAAAGTCACCTAAAGTGCTTGGGTTACCACCTGACCATACGTTACCTCTTTTGTTTACTACATAGAATAAACCTTCAGTACCTTTAGCAGAAGCGATAGCTCCAGATCCAGCCTCAGCAGGAACCCCTTCAACCATAGCCATCTCTAAGTAATCTTCGAATCTCAAACGAGTTTCGTGCTCAGACTTGATGTACCATAAGTAACCAGTAGCTCCGTTTTCAGTAGTAACCTCAACCCATCCGATTTGAGCCATATCTGATCCAGATACTGCGTATTTATCTTTGATGATGATTGGAGAGTTTTCGAAGATCTCATCAGAAGCCTCTAATGACTCAACCATACCTTCAGTTCCTTTTTTAAATTCAGAACCATAAACGAATGCTGTTACAGTAGCAGCACTACCAAACATTTGACCACCAGCTTCGTAGTAAGCTACGTGGAAAGTACCAGCAGCATAATCAACTTCAGTAATGATACCTTTGTTAGAGTTAGCAGCAGTATTGTTAGATGACAAGAAAACTGTCTGACCTACTCTGAAAGCAATTCCAGTAGAAGATGTAAGGGCAGGATTCAATGTGTCAGATACTGTGATAATAGCAGTGTCAGCTCCAGGAGCAGCATTAGAAGCACAGTTAACATATTTAGTGTGTAAACGTCCTTGTTCTGCCCATTTGATAAGGTCAGAGTTTGACGGCATTTCAGCTCCAACTATTCTTAAGAAAGAAGCGATAGAACGATTTCCGTAACGCTCAAATTCTTTCTCATAAGTATCAGGAAGATACTGATTCAAGAAGTTGAAGTTAGTGATGTAATTAGATGCTAAGGTTTTTCTCTCAGCACTTGGTTGTAATTCGAACCCTGGGGTTGATAAAACTGATCCAGCCATTTTGTGTGTGTTTTAAAATTATTTTCTACTTTTGATCCTTAGTCCTCGACCAGCATCATCGTTTAAAGACTTGACTTGGAAACCAGTGTTAGCGATAGGGGCAGGAGCATTCCTTACATCCATATCAATATTCTTAATGTTTCGTGCACTATCTAATAATGCATCAGACTTTCCTTGTTCATAGAAATGTCTAGCTAACTTGTCTGGGTTCATTGCCGCAGTCAAAGCACGATGGTAACCAACAGCATCCTTAATCAAACCATTCTCATCTAAAAACTTAGATATGAAGTTGTTAACATTGGACTGTGCTGTTCTAGTCTCATTAATATCTCCAGCTGAAAACTTTAATCTTTTATCTCCTAGATCGAACTCAAAACCTTTGAACTCATTAGAGAAAATTTCATCTGTTTTCTTTTGGAAGTACTCAGACTTACTGGCAGCTTCTTGTTGGTACGTTTGTGATTTTTGAACGTATTCCTTGTAGGCATTGTACATCTCTTTCTCCTCGTCTGGAACTAAACCTCCTCTTGACTCAAGGGGAGCTTTGTACTGTTCTTTCAAATCGTTGAAATATTTCTTTGCCTTAGCAAGCTCTTTTTTCTTAGCCATTTCTTTCTTTTTGACAACCTTCTCGTCATCAAAATCTTCATCATAACCAAACTTATCCTCTAGAAGATATGCAATATCATCTTGGTCTAAGTCTTCTTCGGTCTGACTGTAATACTCAGCTAATAATTCATTAGGATCAGCATCATCATAACTTCTGTTAAGTTTAACAAAGTCATCGATACCTCTACCAGTTTCCTTCTTAAACTTGAAGAAGGCTGAGACATCCTCTGGTAACTCCTCTTGAGCATTTCTCTCTGCCACAAGATCATCAATAGAGTTTATCTCTTTATTGTATCTATTCTTAATATATGAAAGAACATCCTCATCTTTTAGATCAACAACTGGTTGCTCTATTATTTCTTGTTCGATCGGCTCTTGGTTTAGAGCTTGTTGTTCAGCATCGTACTTATCTAAAAGCTCTTGCTCGATCTGTTGAACTGACTTTTCCTCGCCAACTCCCAGATCTCTTACAGTAAAATTTTCCATTTGATTTAATTTATTTTTTAATTTTCATTCTTGTTTTAGTAGGCTTAACCGTACCCTTACTAGGGGTATCAGTTAACTTACTAGGGGCAACAGTCCTTCTATATGTGATGGTGTTTCTACCCATAATTAACAGCTATGACATCCACCGCTTCCACTTGGTCCTTTTCCAGAACCTCCAGATAAATCTCTAGACTTATCTCTATTTTTTGCTGCATTCTTTTCAGTAGCGGCTTTTATTCTTGCATCATAATCAGAACGAGACTCACCCTCTTGTTTCCATTTATCATAAGTCTTAACTCTCATCTCCTCTCTTCTTTTTTCTATAGAAGGAGTTTCTATCCTACTAGTTAATCTACTTAAATCAAGACTTCCACCCATTTTTGTTTTCTCAACATCACTATCCATAGGAATTATAGTTGTTATCTCTCTTGAACCAGATGAGCTACTTTTTGCTATAGGTGTAGATGAAACTCTAGCTGATGTATTTCTAGCAACAGGTTTTGAGCTAGATGAAGAACCTGCATTATTCCAATTCATTTTATAAGTTGTACTCCCGTTTGGATTAGTAACTTGTGTTCTAGTTACATTTCCTTTACCAGGATCTGGTGTATTTGCTAACGGAGTATCTCTTCTATTTAATGCCATTGTTTTATTTTTGCAAAGTTATTAATTAATTTTATGTATTATCGAGGCGAAAACTCTGCCAAATCAAATCCATCAAGCGAATCTTCTTCTGATTCAAAATCTACTGGCGGTAAGTTATTCTTACGCTGCTCTATTAGCTTTGACTGCTGTGTGTTCTGAAGTGTTACCCTTTGATCCTTAGCTTGTTCTTTAAGTGTGTCCTTCATTTGCATGTTCTTAACGTCAACACCCTTAAGCTGCATATTCATCTGGAACTCAACCTCCATTAGGTGATACTTAAGCTCCGCCTCTTGCTTCATCTTCTCAACATCAAACTGAGTCTCTGCTTGTTTGACTTGTATCTTAGCCTGTGCTTCTGCTTGTATGTTCTGCATAGCAGCTTGTGCTGCCATCTGTTGAGACTGCATTTGAATCTGACCTTGAGCCTGTTGTTTCTGTTGCTCGTATGCTTGAGTATCGTCTTGTTTCTTTTTCTTTTTAAGCTTAAGTAACTGATTAGCTAGCTTAAGGTTCTTGATCTCTCTAATATCAATAGCATCCTCAAGACCAATAGAGTCTCTCTGAAGTGCCATCTGAATATTAGCCTCAAGCTGTGCCTTCTCAGCCTCATCTGGTGACATCTCTATAAATATACCAAAATCATAGATATATAAATCCTTAATATCATCTAGTATAGATACGTTATACTTACCTATCTGATTAGCGAACTGCTCCTTAAAGTCTGAGTACTCTAATACGTCGGCTACCCTTAATGATATAGCCTCAGATAGTGTTCTAGTTAAATATAAACTAGCATCTAGTATGTGTCGTGTAGCTGTGTTTGAGTTAGCGGCTGCAAGTTTCTGTACCCCAACCAAACTGTTTGGATCTGGCATACTTCCATCACGAGCCTCGTTAAGACCTGTTACGTCTCTAATCATGCTCATGTATTGGTTATAAGTACCAATTAAAGCACTTATCTTTCCTTGTCCACTATTAGAGTTAAGCTCTGTAATAGGAACCCTTGCATTATTAAACTCTCCGTCTTGTGTGTATGAACGACCAATAACAGATCCAGTCTGGAAGTATAGTCTAAGTGCATCCTCTGGATTATATGCCTGACCGTTACCTAAGTCAACCTCGTTAAGTCCATCAGCATCAATAAATACTCCATCTGGAACTAACTTAGCTAGTACCTGTTGTAGCTTTAAGTGTGTTATCTGAATCATGTCGGCAAATGTAGTCATTCTTCTTACCAAAGACTCCACCTTACCCTTATACATTCTTGGTGCTACAGCAATATAGTTAGGCATTGCATATTGCGATGCTGATTTTGGTCTAACCATATTCTTTGACATCTGCCACTGAAGTACATAGTTTGTTCCCATAACCATAACACCCTCATACCAAACATCAATCCTTTTCTCTACCATCTCAAATCTACCCTCTTCCATCATCTCAGCTGGAGGGTTGAACGTATCGTTCTTAGGTATCATCTTAACAACACCGTTATCGTTTATCTTTTTCTTGTAAACAATCTTTTTAGTTGTCTTATAGTTAGCATAAAGAAGAGTAACGGAGTCTCTGTTGAATAGACTGTTATTATAATACTGAGCTGCATTATAAAAATTATACCATGACTGACTATGTTTTGAAATTTCTTCAAGTTGCTCTGTAGTTAATGTTGGATCTATCTTCAAAAGCTCTGTGACTGGCACAGTCCTGATCTCACCCCAATAAAAAACATCTTTAAAGTATGGATCCTCTGTGTAGGAATAAACAATATTTGCTGGATCAACATAGTCAATCTTAATTCCTTGACCTTTTAAGAACTGATGTCTAACCATACCAACACCAATGGTGGTGATATCGTAGTCAACCCTCTTTCTTATATCCATGTACTTATTAGAGTCAAGTACAGTATTAATTGCTTCCTCCTCAGCTATCTCAATAGCTGGCTTATAGTTAAGCTGCATATAAAGGTTAAGCTCCTCGTCTGTCTCTGGAAGATCGTCTGGGTTTGTATTAAATGCATTGATACCGAACTGATCCTTGATTTGACTAAGCAATGGTTTTGCTATCATGTCGCTCTCGATCATGTCCTGGTACTTGTTTCTCTTAGCAGCAGACATAGCGTCTTGTGCATATGCCTTAACATGGAAAAGTCTGTCTGACATTCCATTAACAACAATATCAACAAACTTAGGAATAATAGGTACTGGTGTCCAGTCTAGGTTTAAGTAAGACAAGTCACCATCTACAGCAAGCTCGTTCTTGTACTTCTGTACAGACTGCTCACCCCTTGCATATAGTCTTAATCTATGATAATCAGTCCACTGATCATAGAATCTTGAACGCTGTCCATCCTTTCTAAACCACTCGTATTGAACAGCTTGCATTATTTTTAATCCAAACTCCTTTGTATCTTTTTCAGCGTCTGGAACATATTGTGTAGGGAACTGTACGTTCTTTATATCTATATCTACTTTTTGCATCTAATTTATTATCTCGCTAAATGAACCCTTGTTATTATATCTTGCAAAGGTAATGCTTATTTTCGATTCTTTTTTAGAAGCTATATACATGTGCTTTTGATTTGCCATGATAGCTAAGCCTGAGCTGATTGCAGCATCAAATTTTGTTCTATCATTTATATCAAACTTTGCCCAATCCTCTAATGTTCTCGAAAAATACATTGATCCCATCTCTTCTGGATCTCTGTATGTACCCTCTAAATCTAAACCAACATGCTTCTCAATATATGTCTCGATTGCAGACGCGTGAGACTGCTTAATATCTTCAGACGAGTTAGGTATACCACCAAGCTCTCTTTCTGTCTTAGAAAGGTTCGTAAAGTGCTTGTCTGGTCTATTCATTGAAAAGCCTCTATACCCTCTATTCTTAAAATGGTATAGTAGTCTCTGCTTGTTGTTTTCTATAAGTACTGGCATCCCATAGAATATACAAGCCATAAGGACCTCCTCAAAGAATATCTCTGCCGTCTGAGGTCTTGCTATATACTCTAGAAAGAACTGATTACTTGGTGCGTCATCCATATTGAACTTTGTCATTCCATGTAGTGAACCGTTAGATCCTCTATTACCAACAGTTCCAGATATGTCATACGGATCACATCCGAACGAACCTATATGATCGTTACCAGGGTACTTCATTCCGTTCTTCTTAATAACATTGTTAGTAATACCTCTGTTAGGTATCCATGAAACTAGGAATCTTCCCCTTATGTCTGGAGTCCATATAACCTCTGTATCTTGCTTTCCATCCTTCCAATGAAACGATCCCCTTGTAAGTACTCTATCCTTTATTAATGAGTCATTATAATCTATCTGGTGGTATATCTTTGTAAGGTTAAATAGTGATGACTTGGACTCATCTCTAAACGCGTGTCCTTCTGTTCTTGGAAACTGACGATAGAACTCGTTCAGTGCATCTGGATCGCTCTTAAGTGAACTAACCTCGTTGTTCCAGTAGTCAATGGCACCGATCTTTATTGGTCTACCATCAACTCCAATCACTGGCTTATCTGGTGTAGTAAATACTGGATGACCGTGTCTGTCTATGTATCCCTCAAAGTTCCACTCCATAGGAATAAACAAAGAGTACATTCCAGACTTTGTCTGTCCATTACTGTTCCTTGTTGATGGATTTGAGTCCTCATAAAGTTTTTTAAAGTTCTCTCCTCCCTTGTTAAGTGCGTTTGATGTAGATCCCATCATACACTTACCGATGATTCTGCTACCTAAACGAAGACATGTCTTGGTTACTCGCCAGTTATTTAAGATGTTATCTGGCTTCATCCATTTGCCACTGTTTAAACTTAAAGTAAAATCTTCAAGTATTAACTTTCTTTCATTATCATTTTCTCCGTCAACCTGAATACCTACGTAATTTCCCTTTCCAATGTATTCTATATCAACCTTATTTCTTCTTCCTGTAGTTTTAGGGACATAATTTTCAAAAGATTTTTTTTCTGTTAATATTGGGATTATAGATAGATTTCCAGATATAAAAACTCTATATGTATCTGTGTTGTAATTACTTATCTTATGCATAACTTTAGAACAAGATAATCCACAAGAAAGTGCTAAAAATCTAATTTGCTCTATTAAATTCTTTCTACTCATTCCAAATTCAATTACCCCTTTTTTCTTATCAGAATATCCATCTGTATCAACTAAACCAGCTAGTAATTGAAGTCTCGATTCAATAGAAGATTTCATGTAAACATCAGGTATATGTTTATTATTGTAAACATTTATATCTCTAAGCTCACTATTTATTCCTTTAAAAGCAAATTCAACTATTTTTTTACAGGTAGATTTTTTAAGTTCAAAATTTAAGTTACGCATTTCAGCTATTCTACCTAAGTAAGTTAATAATTCAGGCTCCTCTTCTTTATTAACTAATATAGTAAACGCACTACTTCTTCCATCTCCAAGCCATAAACCTAATAAATATGGAGGTATATTTATATCTTTATCTATAGATTCTAATCCTTTAGAAGTAACCCTTGTTAAATGTTGTTTCTTGAATTTAGAAGAATCTAAGTATTCTTTAGGAGTCATTATTAATTCTTTATGACCATCTTTATAATATTGATTTAATACTAATCTATGATTTTCAGTAACAATATAATCAATCCCATAAGGTTGTTTAACTTTATAAGTATCAGTAATACCTTGTGTTTTTTTAATTATAGTTTTTTCTATACCGCCTTCAACAAGTACTTTATCTCCAACTTCAAGATCTTTTATTTTTTTGAAAGTCCAATCATTGGTAAGTATTAATGTCTCTGGATCATAACACTCATCATGTATCAATAGCTTAAGTTTTTCACCATCATAAGAGTTATCTCCAGTGTTCTTCCAGTCAATAGACGTGTCCAAACCTTCTATCTCAGAGCTGTCAGCATCGAACATGTTCTTCTTTGTGATCTTAGATGCTGGAACTCTATAGGCAAGCTCTGTCTTAGGCTTGTCCATACCATCCATGATAGGCTTGAAAAAGAATGGATAGTTAGAGGATATAGGAACAACCTTATCGGTAAACATTGTCTTAGCATCTGATCCAGTCTTGGATAGTATCCCAATCCTTGCATCCTTTGCAAGGGTTCCCACGTTAACACCCTCGGCAGATCCCATGAATGAGAACCCAGAACGTCTGATCTTAAGGTATATCATACCGAAGCATCTGTCATCAGCTCTGCATGCCTCCCAGTATATAAAGAACAGTCTGTTTGCCTCCCTAAAGTCAGGATGTCCAACATCGATCTTAGTCCACTGAAGGTACATATAGTGAGATCCAGTGATATATGTAGGTACACCATTATTCATAAAGAACATACCCTCATCCCTTCTGTTAAACTCTCCCTCTATATAGTCAACCCATTTAGATTTAAACTCCTTGGTCATTCCATGCCAGGTAAAGATAGACTTTATATTATTAAGTTCTTTTGGATATGTGGCTGCCTCCCAGTACTGCTCCTCCTTCTTTTGGTCCCTTTTATAGACAATATTTGGGACGGATGGTAGTGCTATATTGATTCCATTTATATTATAAACCTCTCCAATGGTGCCATCCTTAGATATAATTATCATGTCGTACTTGTCATCATAACCATAAGCCCATGTCTTAGCCTTGTTCTTATTGACTAATACACTTGTTGGTATATAATTTAGTACTACCGAGTGGAGTTTACTTTGATCTTCCTTCAGCAAACCCTCGTATTGAAGGTTCTTTTGCTGCTTGTGATTCGCCATCTAGCATTGATTTTTCTTGTTCTATTCTATTAAGTATAGTGAAAGCATCTTCCACTGCCATCCTTTTTGAGGCAGCAGCATTTTTTAATTTATCTGAAGACAAATCTTCTTCTCCTCCTGTTATTATAATATCTTCTGCTACCTTTATAAGTTCTTCAATAGCCTTATATCCAGCGTTTATTATTTTATGTTTTAATTCTATAGATTTTTCCATTTTATCTAGTCTTACATGTCTATACAATATACAATTATTCTCTTCTTTTAGTTCCATTTTACTGTTATGTTATTAGTAAACATTCTGTATAGTTTCTCATCATCTACAATAAAAGGATACTCACTATCTGGCTCAAAAGACACCTCATCTCCAACCTTAAGACCTAGGTCTATAAGCTCTTGGTTGATATATTTTATTGTTCCAACTAGTGGTTCTTCAGTACCAGGCTTTATAATATAAGAATCCTTCTTTTCTGAAGGTTTTATAAAGCAGTACTTAGAGTGAGCCCTCCACTCTCCTTCATGACTGTATAGGAAGAACTGATCGTTCTCTATAAAGAACAGGTCATCCTTAAAGAACGAGAACCCACTCTTCTCTCTACCCCTCATGTCGTAGTATATCTTAAACACGTTATGGTGTACAAGCAAAACATCTCCAGGGATTATATCCCCAGAGTATCCTAACGGAGTCTGTATTACCTCTGCAAATCTATTGGAAGCTGTATGATCTTCTTGGGATGTACTTGTTATAAAGTCTATATCTCCAATCTTTTTAATGTTATCATATCTTCTTCCATTTACAGGTCTAACTATAAAATAGAATGGTGATCTCATTTAAAAGTTTATGTTATATTCAATTGATGCTGGCATGTTAGAGTTGAACTCCTTCCATAATAGGACCTCGTCATTCTTCTCTATCCATATCTTTAGACTTTGATTTTGCCCGTCAAACTGTATGAGATGTATGATATATGTCTTATCTAATACAGGCTGTCCTACAATATAATGCATGGCATCGTTCTTGTAGTCCTGACCTATAGAGATTTTTCTAATATCGATCATTTTATTTCTCCAGACTCTAGGTTAACAGTAACATCTCCATACTTTTCAGTCAAGGCTTTCTCTGCATCAGCAAATTCAGACGATAACTTCTCAAGTTCAGAGAAAACAGCTGTTTTTTTGTTTTCTAGGTTTCTTATAGCGATCTCAATATCTGCTATATTGTTTTTAAGAGTATTGAAGTTCTTGTTTAATTCTCTTAAGTTTTCTAATTCTTCTGTTTCTAATACTTTCATTTGATTAAATTTTTTACAAAGATAGTTAATTTTTATTTATTATAAAATGTTTTTGTTTCAAAATCATAATGAGTAAAATCACTACTTTCTGCATCAACTATAATTTCATTTTCTTGTAATTCTATTTCTACTAATGTAGCATATAAAACTTGTTCTGTATTTTTATCAATTATTGTTTTCATTAGTTTGTTATATTACACATTACAGCAGTTGAACTATCACCAGAAACTGCTAAAGTTAATGTAAAAAATATATATAAAGTATTTGCAGTATTAAAAGCAGTTGAACCTGTAGCTCCAGCAGTATTAGCAACATCATTTACTGCTGCAGTTGTAAAAGGAAATCCATATAAATTTCCACCATTTAAAGCAAAACTTCTCGTTAATAAAATATTACTTTGTACAGCAGCAGATGCAAATTGACCAATTTGAACTGCTCCTGTAAGTGTATTTGAAGTATTTATTTTTAAACGCAAAGTAGTTGTTCCAGTAGTTAATGGTTTTGAAACTAAATATAAAAATTTCATTACATCAGTAGAATTAAATGTACTACCAGCAATAGTTGCAGTAGCAACAATAGTTTCAGCAGTAGTTCCAGTAAGAGCAGTTGATGAAGTTTGTACAAATTTATAAGGTGTATATCCTAAAGTTGCTTGTTTATTATTAAAAGTAGTCCAATCAGTTGATGATAATACTCCTCTATTTGTTGCACTTGCTGTTGGTACATTTAATGTTATAACTGGTGTTGTTGTTGATGTTGCTACACTTGATGATAAATCTGTTCCTGTAGTACCTAATGTTAACGCTGCTACAGATGTTACAGTTCCATTCGTGCTTGATGTTCCTGCACCAATAGCTGTTCTAAATGTAGAAGCATCTAAAGTTGAAATTGTATTATCAGCATTTATTCTTGGGAATGTTATTGCAGAAGGGTTTGTTAAAGTAAAAAAATTACTTCCAACTGTTGTTGCTCCTAAAGAAGTTCTACCTGTTGCAGGTGTCAATCCTGTTGCCCCTCCGTCCCACTTTAATCTATCTGAATATCCAGTATTAAAGTTTGTATAATCTGTTGTGCTTAATAAACCTCTATTGCTAGCCGATGCTGTAGGTATATTAAATGTATGTGTTGTACCTGTAGAACTAATTGCAAAGTCTGTTCCTGTTGTTCCTGTGGTTAATGTTTGAACTGCTCCTGTAAGACTATTAATTGCTGTAAGACCTGTACCAGCCATTATACCACTCTGTTGTGTAACAGTTAATATAGTAGATTGAACAGCAGGATGTGCAAATGGGCTTGTTTGAGCAGTTTCATTTATAATAGACATATTAATATCTGCACTTGCCCAATATAATTCTATTATATCACCTGCTATTAATTCT